CAATCATGAGGGTCTCGGTAGCATCGATGATGCTCATAAGAGAATGGTTACCGCAGTTCTTCTGGAGAACCAAGAAAGAACAATCAGAGAGGAGAGAGAATTCCTTTCTGAAGCCCCAACGAACTCCGCAGGAAACGGTGGTTTCAGTGGTGCTGCTGCTGATGCTGGCCCAGTTGCTGGTTTCGATCCCGTACTGATTTCTTTGATCAGACGTGCAATGCCTAACCTGGTCGCATATGACCTCGCAGGCGTTCAACCAATGAATGGTCCTACCGGACTTATCTTCGCAATGCGTTCCCGCTTCAACTCTCAGAGTGGTAACGAAGCACTCTTTAAAGAAGCAGATACCGCATTCTCCAATAGTGGAATTGCTACTTCCAGTTCCTATGTTTCTGGATCCGATGGCGCTTCTGTTGGTTTCGGAACTGACTCACAAAGTGGAACAAACCCAGGTCTACTTAATCCTGAAAGCGCTGCCTCTCAGCAGGCTTATGCAGTTGGTCAGGGTATGGACACTGCATTCTCTGAAGAACTCGGTGCTGGTCAGTCGTTCAACGAGATGGCATTCTCAATCGAGAAAGTCACCGTTACTGCTAAGTCTAGAGCACTGAAGGCAGAGTACTCCTTAGAACTCGCACAAGACCTCAAGGCAATTCATGGTCTGAATGCTGAGGCTGAACTCGCAAACATTCTCTCTACTGAGATTCTTGCTGAGATCAACCGTGAAGTCATCAGAACCATCTACAAGGTTGCTAAATCTGGTGCTCAGCAAAATGTTGCAACTTCTGGTGTATTCGACCTCGATGTTGACTCTAACGGTCGTTGGTCGGTTGAGAAGTTCAAGGGTCTTATTTTCCAAATCGAGAGAGATGCGAACGCAATCGCACAAGAAACTCGTAGAGGGAAGGGCAACATGATTCTGTGTTCCGCAGATGTTGCTTCCGCACTGACCATGGCAGGAGTCCTTGACTACACCCCTGCACTCAACGCAAACCTGAACGTTGATGATACCGGCAACACCTTCGCAGGTGTCCTTGCTGGTAAGTATCGTGTATATATCGATCCTTATTCTGCAAACGCAGTTGATGGCGGCACTGGTTCTCAGTACTATGTTGCTGGTTATAAGGGTTCTTCACCTTATGACGCAGGTCTGTTCTATTGCCCATACGTTCCTCTCCAGATGGTTCGTGCAGTTGGAGAGAACACCTTCCAGCCTAAGATCGGCTTCAAGACTCGTTACGGTATCGTTTCTAACCCCTACGCAGAAGGTGAAGTAGAAGCCGCACAAGGTCTCGGTAGACTGAAGGCGAGTTCGAACCGTTACTACAGAAGAGTCAAGGTTCAAAACCTCATGTGATATTTGCCTACGGGCATACACATTCTCCAAGAGGGTCCGAGGACCCTCTTTTTTTATCTAAATACAAATAAAAAATGACTTCGAGTTTTCCCAACCAAATAAGTAATAGAAATTTTCTAGCACCGGTTGGTTTTAAATTTACATTGTCAAAAGATCCTAAAATTTCATTTTTCTGCAATTCCGCAAGAATACCAGAAATTAGTTTAGGTTTTCCAGTTCAACCAACATATCTTAAGGATTTGGATATCCCTGGTGACAGATTATCTTATGGAGATTTCTCTTTGAGATTCTTAGTTGATGAGAACATGGAAAATTATATGTCAGTTCATAATTGGTTGACCGGACTTGGATTTCCAGAAACAGCACAACAATTTAAAGATCTGACAACAAATGATGATGGAGTAAGAGATTTGAGTAAACAGTTTAGTGATGGAAGTCTTCACATTTTAAATAGTAACTTCAGAGACGTTGCTATCGTAAAATTCAAAGATTTGTTCCCAATTTCACTAACATCTTTAGATTTCGAAGCAACAGACACTGATATAAACTACTTTACAGCAGAGGTCACTTTCAAGTATACTGTGTATAATGTCTTAGCTGCTGACAACAGAACACCCTTATGAACCTTGACAAAATTCAGGAGATGTGGGAAAAAGATTCTCAGATCGACCCTGACAATCTACATGATGAGTCACTAAAGATACCAAAACTCCACTCAAAATACTATACACTTTACAATACGATTACCCTTTTACGTGAAAAATCAAGGGAATCATACAATCGTGTTAGATTGGAAAGACACAATTATTATACAGGAAAAGCACCTGCAGAAGTATATGTAGAAGAACCTTTTCCATATAAAGTAAGAGACAAAGAAGCACTACAAAGATACATGGAGGCAGATGAAAAGTTAAATAGTATTGACCTTAAGATTCGTTACTACGATGTAATGCTTAAGTTTTTAGAAGAAATTATAAAGACAGTTGCTAATAGAACGTTCCAAATTAAGAATGCAATAGAGTGGCACAAATTTCAAGCAGGATTTAATTAACCACAAACTTATGGAAGACGATCAGTATTACAATATAGAATTAAATATTAGAGGCATAAGACTAATTCATACTGGTCTCAAACAAGCAGTAGAAAAGTGGGCCGGAGGTGAACCTGAGGAGCAGGAAGACCTTATTTCGATGAGAGATAATTTCTATAGACTTGTATTGGAGCATCAATTTCAAAGTCTGGACATGGACTAAATATCCATAGGTGAAACTTATGGTTAATGTCTCATTTGATTATATCAAAGAAAAACGAGGTATACCTTCAGGTAGAAGCAGAGCCACACGTCTACTATGAGTTAGCAGACCAATTTACCTTTGAGGTTCCTGGTGCAAAGTTTATGCCTCAGTATCGCAACAGATACTGGGACGGAAAGATTCGTTTATTCAATACCCAGAACGGAGAGATATATGTTGGGTTATTGGATAAGGTTACAAAATTTTGTGATGATCACAAATATACTTATGAGTTTGTAGATAATAAGTATTACGGACTTCCTTTTGAGACAAATGATATGATTTCAAAGGAAGGTGTTAAAGATTACATGAATGCTATTTGTAAGTATTCCCCGAGAGATTACCAAGTTGAGGGAGTATACGACGCCCTACGACATAATAGAAAGTTGTTGATATCCCCAACTGCTTCTGGAAAGTCTCTGATGATATATTCTCTTGTGAGATATTACGTTGAGAAGCAACAAAATATTCTGATAGTCGTTCCGACGACTTCGCTAGTAGAACAGATGTATAAAGACTTTGCAGACTATGGTTGGGATGTAGGTTCATTTTGTCACAAGATATACGCTGGTAGAGAAAGGGAAACTGATTCCCAAGTTATCATCACTACCTGGCAGTCCATCTACAAACTCCCCCGAAAGTATTTTGAACGATTTAACGTAGTTGTTGGGGACGAGGCACACCAGTTCAAAAGTAAGTCACTTATATCTATAATGTCAAAACTTGCGGATGCAAAATATCGTTTTGGATTCACGGGAACACTTGACGGAACACAGACACACAAGTGGGTTTTGGAAGGGTTGTTTGGTCCCTCTTACAAGATCATCAGAACAGAAGAACTGATGGCAAAGGGTCATGTTGCCAAGTTGGATATCAATGTTCTTCTACTGAAGCATCCGGCACACAAGTTTGAAACTTTTGAAGATGAAGTTCAATATATCATCAATCATGACCGTAGAAATAAGTTCATAAGAAATCTTGCTCTAGACCTTAAAGGTAATACTCTCATCTTATTCTCAAGGGTGGAAGGTCATGGTCAACCATTATATGAACTGATAAATAACAATAGTGTAGAAACTCGTCATGTATTCTTTGTCCATGGTGGCGTGGCAACAGAGGATAGAGAAAAAGTAAGGGAGATTACAGAGAAAGAAAACAACGCAATCATTGTTGCTTCATACGGAACGTTCAGTACAGGCATTAACATTAAAAATCTGCATAATGTTATTTTTGCTTCTCCTTCCAAGTCCAGAATACGCAATCTCCAGTCAATCGGTAGAGTACTCAGAAAAGGCAATAATAAAACAAAGGCAACTCTCTATGATATTGCTGACGACATTTCCTATAAATCCCGGAGAAACTACACACTTAATCATCTAATTGAAAGAATCAAAGTTTATAACGAAGAAAATTTTAATTATGATATCGTAAACATACCGCTTAAAAACTAATGGGAGATGAATTCTACGCAATTATAAAATTAGTATCAGGTGAAGAAATATTATCACTTGTCTCTGTTGATGAAAATGATGGAGATCCTTTAGTTGTAATGCAAAATCCAATTACAATGAAAGTCCTTCATTCTCCTCACGGAATGCATATTAAAGTGAGATCATGGATGGAAATGTCATCTGATGATTTCTTTATTGTAAAACCTGATAGGATGATCACAATTACAGAAACAAAAGATGAAAGATTAATAGAAATATATACTAACTACATTGAAGACGAGGATGATGTGGATATCTATACACCTCGAAAATCCTCTACCGATGAATCTTCAGGTAAAATTAAACCTTGTAGAAAGATGGGATATCTTTCTTCTGTAGAAGATGCAAGAAAAACTCTAGAGAATATCTTTAAACTAGAAGATACTAAAGAAAGCTAAGCCCTTCTCTTCAACCTTCACAAAGGCACTCTACTCAAGATTCTTTATATTGTCAAGCTTCAAAAGTGTGGTATAATAAACATAACTTATAATAATACAAAGAGTAATGACTCATGCCAAAGAAGAAAACTGAACATTATGTAAATAACAAAGAACTGCTAGAGGCAATGATTGTCTATCGAACCAAGGTAGAAAAATCATACTTAGAGATTTTCAAGAAAGACCTCACTGAGCAACCAAAGCAAGAAAGAGGTAAAAGATGGGAAGGTAAACCACCCATTCCAAATTACCTTGGAGAGTGTTTCTTGAAGATTGCTACTCACCTCTCATACAAACCAAACTTTGTTAATTACATGTTCCGAGAGGACATGATTTCTGATGGCATTGAAAATTGCGTACAATACATTCATAACTTTGATCCAGAGAGGTCTAAGAACCCTTTTGCATACTTTACTCAAATTATCCACTATGCCTTCCTGAGACGCATTCAGAAGGAGAAGAAGCAATTGGAAATCAAGACCAAGATTATTGAGAAGACCGGATTCGACGAAGTAATGATGGTTGACGATAGCTTGCTTTCTGGGCATAGTTCGGAGTATAATAGCATCAAAGATGCGATCCAATACAAGAATAGATGAAGATTGCGATTATTACAGATACCCACTATGGTGCCCGTAAGGGTTCCAAGTATCTCCATGACTATTTTGAGAAGTTCTATGACGATGTATTCTTCCCCACCCTAGAAGCAGAAGGGATTGATACTGTCATCCACATGGGTGATGCCTTTGATAGTCGCAAGTCTATTGACTATCAGAGTTTAGAGTGGGCAAAGAGAGTTGTATTTGAGAGACTCAAGAAGTATAAAGTTCACATGATTATTGGTAATCATGATTGTTACTACAAGAATACTAATGATGTAAACTCACCAGCACTCTTACTTCAGACTTACAAGAACATCAAAACCTATAGTGAAATTTCTGAAATTACTGTAGATAAACTAAAAGTATTGCTTGTCCCCTGGATCAACTCTGAAAACTTTGAGGAGAGTGTTAAGGTTATCAAAGGTTCTGATAGCAAATGTGTAATGGGTCACCTTGAACTCAATGGATTCAGAGCACACCGTGGACACATCATGGAAGATGGTATGTCCTGTGATATGTTTGATAAGTTTGAAAAGGTATTTTCTGGACATTATCATACACGAAGTGA